GGCGTCGATGCCAAGATCCAAACCGTTTCCGCGTATGCGATCCTTGATATCCCTGTTGGGAATATGTCGGATCTCACCGTGGCTTCAAAGGCCATCGCACATCTCAATAGTTTCCTCTCCACAACTGGAGCGGCTTCTACTGTTTTGTTTGATGGTACTGGCTATGGGGCTGCAGCTTTGATAAACGGAACACTTTAATGTGTTCAAATTGCCACTGATTATATTGGAGTAATCCAGTATAGTTCAATTACAATTATGCGTTTATCTCGTTGCATTCTAGCACTATTACTAGTGCACCTTGCGCTGGCAGCTTTTGGCTGCTCCTTTGGTAGACTACAATTGTCTGTGGAAGAAGGTTCTTTGAACCCTTCCACTACGAATGTCGTCTCTATTGTCCCGTAAGGCTTCGTAGCGATGTCAAGCTCACTGTTCGTGAGCCCTTAATCGCACTTCAGATCGTCGAAATCCTCTACAACCCGTAAGGGCTGCAAGGTTTCGGCGTTCTTCTTGTGGTTCGATCAGAACAGGGTAGTTGTTGCTCTAGGAGTCATTGCTTATGCATGACAATAAGAGCCTAGATCTGTATAAACAGATCATCGCCACCCTGTTGTCTGACGTGCAAACGTTACACAATAGTGTGTTTACACCACGCGCATTACGGCTAACACTTGAAAAAGTGAATAGTCGTATTGCACGGGAAGGCCTGAGTTTTCTTTCGAAAACTCTTCCACGTCTGGGAAAAGCTTTTGATAAAGCTCTTCTCGGAGAAGTTCCATTAGACTCTACTGGTTGGTGCTTAATGCACTATCCCGGTAGTAAACTCCCTAAGTTTTTAGGTGAGCTATTCCAATGCATCTTCTCACACGACGGCATGGTTCTTCCATTCCCATGTGTGACATGCATCAAACACGTAAGGCAAATACTTTATGCTTTTTATAAGCTAAAGCTTCCTTACTCGCCTGACGACGAAGCGTCCGTCATTTCTCAGTTTGTAAAAACTGAAGATGATTTGACTTCGTACAACGATATTCTCGGCAAAATTGCTGATTATATCGATAGCAACGGGATTGGATACTTAGATCAACTCGATCCTGATATCCGTTCTGTCATTCGTAAAGCTCGGATAAAACTCTCACGAGTTTTCTCCGGCTTCGATCCGAAGGATATTCGTCCACGACACGGACCTGGAGCTGTTTCCACTAAGGAACAACTTTGGGGTAAGTATTCGTTTACGAGAATTAATCCTAGGATCGAACGCACATATCCTTTTGACGCCTATTTTACGGCGTCTCTAGGTCATATATGCGACTCTTATAAGGAATTCCAATTCCTTAAAGAGGAGGATCTCCCAGCTCGAGTTATTCTCGTGCCTAAAGATTCTCGCGGGCCACGCCTCATCTCTTGTGAACCACTGGAATTCCAGTGGATCCAACAAGGGTTAGGTGATGCCATTGTTCGAAGGGTGGAATCACATCCTCTTACGAGGTATAATATCCACTTCACTGACCAACAACCTAACCAAATTGCGGCCCTATATGGGTCGAAAAATGGTAAGTACGCTACCCTTGACCTAAAAGAGGCCTCGGATAGAGTAACTGTTGGTCTTGTACGCTTACTATTTCCGGAGCCTCTTCGCGAGGCTCTCCTTAATAGTAGGTCACAGTCGACTAGACTCCCTAACGGGACTATATTACCGCTCAAAAAGTTTGCGCCAATGGGGTCAGCTTTATGCTTTCCTATATTAGCACTTACTATCTGGGCTATAGTCTCGTCTTCAGAGTCTGATGCAGATGCTCGAAAGAGCATTCTCGTGTACGGTGATGACGTAGTTGTGAAAACGGAGAGATCCGCGCACGCAACGAAATGGCTCGAAGCGTTTGGTTTGATTGTAAACCGCGACAAGAGCTGTACCAGTGGATTCTTTAGAGAATCGTGTGGCATGGACGCCTATAGAGGCGTTTGTGTTACTCCTGTGCGATTCCGCACAACCTGGGCGAATCATCCATCCCCGAATGTTTATATGTCATATATAGCTTACGCTAATATGTTCTATAAACAGCACTTCTATAAGACTTACGATTTAATCGTAAGAGAACTTCTCGTATTATATCGAGAGATTCCCGAAGATGATGGGTATAATACCTATCCTTCACTCATAGAAGTTCCGGAGTACGGCCAACCAAAAAGAACCAGATGGAATTCTTCACTTCAAGTGAAGCAAACTCTTATCTGGGACTTAGCGGTCAATCCCTTAAATAAACAAATAAGTGGATGGTCTATGCTACTGAGATTTTTCTCAGAAGTTGACCATACGCCTTTTGTAAAAAGGGACGTTAGTACTCGCAGATGCAGTGTCGGACTCCCTTCATTCGAAAGAATGAGGGAGCCTTTCTCTGTTCGGTTATACACACGTCGTAACACCGGAAGACTGGTGAAACGATGGCGATGATGAGGGGATTATAAGCTTTTAATTAAGCCGAAATCCTGGGG